CCCCCCCCCTACATCATGAGACAAATCGAAAGAGAAATGAACACTGCAATCCGTAATAAGCAGAATTTTTCTAAGTCTAACACCATGGTCAGATACAATGAGAAATTAAATCTCAGTCAGGTTTACCTACACGGAAACAACATCGCAGACTTTGACCACGCAAAAGGTAAGGCATGGATTAGTTCATGTGGTTGGGAATCTGTTACCACTAAGTCCAGACTCAATGCGTTTTTAGATGAAGTTGCGTACGGTGTAGGCATCTTTCAAAAGAACTGGCAGTGGTTCTTACATGACAGACGCACTACAGCAACGATTGATTTTTACGACAACATGGTCGTATTTTCCAAACCACTTACACTCTCAGACGTGTAAACAATTATTTCAGATGCCCGCACTGCGTGGGCATCTCCTTTATACTAAGTACATAACAAATTTATCCCCCCTTACATCATGACTACATTCGTTAACCTAGGACAGAGAATCGCAAAACGTATTGATGAGGTCGACAACTTTGAAAACGTCGCGCATGTCTGCTGTGATTGGGAGGAGTTTGTATTTGAAGTTTCCGAATGGGGTGTCGATCACATTGGAGGTATTGACTTTGACGATCTCACACCAAACGACATTCAATTCTTAGATGAGTACATTGCTTCCTATGGGTGCTCACCAAACAACCCCCACCCATGCAGTAAGTATGCAGACCCTATCTTCATATAGGGTCATTCGTTCGTTAAACAGCAGTGCCCCCTTAAGGGGGGGTTGCCCCCCGTTGATGCG